CACTCCCACTTTTATTATTTTAGCTGGGGGCCCCCCCCGCCCCCCCCCCCCCCCCCCCCCCCCGCCGCTGGCGCGCGCCTGGATCGGCCAGGGCTGGGCCGGCGCAGGTGACTGGCCGCAGGGCTATGACGCGCAGTTGCGCTCGGCCATGCTCGCCAATCCGGTGGCGCAGCGCGCGATGCGGCTGGTGAGCGAAGCGGCGGGCAGCGCGGCGCTGATTGCCAGCGCTGACACGGGCGCGGACGAAACCGCCGCGCTTGCGCTGGTGCAGGCCCGCGCGGCGGGGCAGGGGCTGATCGAGACGCTCGCGGCGCACCTGCTGCTGCACGGCAATGGCTATGTCCAGATCGGCCATGGTGCGGACGGTGCGCCCGCCCGTCTCTATGCGCTGCGTCCCGACCGGGTGACCATCGAGCAGGATGCAGGCGGCTGGCCGATCGCCTATCGCTACCGCGCCGGCGAGGCGACGATGCGCTATGCAGGCGAGGACGCGACGGGGCGCACGGCGATCATCCATGTGAAGGCGCTCAACCCGGCCGACGACCACTATGGTCTGGGCTGTCTGGGTGCGGCGGCCGGCGCAGTGGCGATCCACAACGCGGCGACACGCTGGAACAAGGCCCTGCTCGACAATGCCGCGCGCCCATCGGGCGCAATGATCTACGACCCCGGCGACGGCGGCGTGCTCTCGGCCGATCAGTTCGACCGGCTGAAGGCCGAGATGGAGATCGCCTTCCAGGGTGCGGACAATGCCGGGCGGCCGATGCTGCTCGAAGGCGGGCTGAGCTGGCAGGCCCTCAGCCTCTCGCCTCAGGACATGGACTTCGTGGCGCTCAAGGCTGCCGCGGCGCGCGACATCGCGCTGGCCTTCGGTGTGCCGCCGATGCTGATGGGCCTGCCGGGCGACAGCACCTATGCGAACTACCGCGAGGCCAATCGCGCGCTCTGGCGGCAGGCGGTCCTGCCGGTCGCCGACAAGGTCCTGGGCGCGATCGCCCAAGGGCTGCGCGCCTGGATGCCCGGTCTGACGCTGGGCGTGGACCTCAACCGCGTGCCGGCGCTGGCCGAGGAGCGCATGATGCTCTGGGACCGGGTGGCGGCGGCGGACTTTCTCACCACGCCCGAGAAGCGCGCCCTGCTCGGCCTCGATGCGGGGCGGGCATGAGTGGCGCGCAGACAGCCGAGGCGCCGCTGCGCTTCGCCGGCTATGCCGCAATCTTCGATGCGGTGGACGGAGGGGGCGACGTGATTGCGCCCGGCGCCTTTGCCGGCAGCCTTGCGCGGCGAGGCGGGGCCGGCCTGCCGCTGCTCTGGCAACACCAGCCCGACCAGCCGATCGGCCGGATCGACACGGCAAGCGAGGACGATCGGGGCCTGCGCGTCACCGGTACGATCTGCTGCACCGGATCGGCGGCGCGCCATGCCGCAGCGCTGCTGCGCGCCGGGCGGCTCGACGGGCTGTCGTTCGGCTACCGGGTGGTGGCGGCACAGGGCGAGCACCCGCGCCGACTGGCCGCGCTCGACCTCGTCGAGGTGAGCCTGGTGACGCACCCGATGCAGCCGCTCGCGCGCGTTCACGCGCTGGCCTGAGCGCGCCGGGCCAATCCCCGCCCGGCGGATGACGGCGCCAACCGGGCAACAGCCGACAATGGACGCGCACCGCGCGACCCGCCACCGCCTGCGCGCGCCGGCGGGGCATTTTACGTGAGTTCGACCACAGGAGACATGACCATGATCGAAGTGAAGGCCAATACGCTCGAAGAGAGCTTCGACGCGCTCTGCCAGAGCGAACGAATGACGGGAATCGAGGCGCGCATCGACGCGCTCGACGCCGCTGTGACGGCCCAGGCGCGGCGGGCAGGGCGGCCGCCGCTCGACGGCGCCAAGGGCAGCGAGTCCGATCCGGCCCGCGCCGCCTTCACCGAGCGCTATCTGCGCCGGGGCATGGAGGCGGGCGTGGAGCTCAAGAGCTTCTCCGGCGCGACGCCTGGCAGCGGCGGCTATGCCGTGCCCCGCGAGATCGACCAGATGATCGAGACCGCGCTCAAGGCGATTTCGCCGATCCGCGCCATTGCCAATGTCGTGCGGACCGGCTCGGCGGGCTATCGCAAGCTGGTGACGACCGGTGGCACCGTCTCGGGCTGGGCCTCGGAAACCGGCGCGCGCGCGGAGACGGCGACGCCGACCTTCCAAGAGATCGCGCCGCCCTCGGGCGACCTGTTCGCCAATCCCTCGGCCAGCCAGGCGATGCTCGACGATGCCCGGTTCGACGTCGAGGGCTGGCTGGCCGGCGAGATCGCCCAGGAATTCGCGCGGGCGGAGGGCGCGGCCTTCGTTGCCGGGGACGGGACCAACAAGCCCAAGGGCTTCCTCAGCTATGCCGCGACCAACGAGGTTGACGGCGTGCGCGCCTTCGGAATGCTGCAATATGTCGCATCCGGCCAGGCGGGCAGCTTCCCCGCATCCAACCCGCAGGACAAGCTGATCGACCTCGTCCAGGCGCTGCGGGCGCCCTATCGCCAGGGTGCGGCCTTCGTGATGAACTCGGCGACGCTGGCGCGCATCCGCAAGTTCAAGACGAGTGACGGCGCCTTTCTCTGGCAGCCGGCGATGGCCGCCGGACAGCCCGCGACTCTGCTCGGCTATCCGGTGATCGAGGCGGAGGATATGCCGGATCTGGCGGCGGACAGTCTCTCGATCGCCTTCGGCGATTTCGCGCGCGGCTATGTGATCGCCGAGCGCGGCGAGACCAGCATCCTGCGCGATCCCTTCACCAACAAGCCGTTCGTTCACTTCTACGCGGTGAAGCGGATCGGTGGCGCCGTGGCCAACAGCGAGGCGATCAAGCTCATGAAGTTCGCGGCCGCCTGAACGGGCCTGGCCGACCCGATGCGCCGCCCCTCAACATCTCCCCGGGGGGCGGCGCATCGCTTTCCCAGCTTTCCCTACATTCGCGCGGAAGGTCCTTGCCATGACTGTGACGATTGAGACGGGCGGGCCGCTCGCGGTGCCCCTTGACGACCTCAAGGCCTATCTCGCCATCAGCCTCGATGCCGAGGATCTGGCGCTGACCGGCCTGATCCGCGCGGCGAGCGCGGCCGCCGAACGCTTCCTCGGCCAGATGATCGTCGTGCGCGGCGTCGAAGAACTGCTCGCCCCGCGGCGCGATTGGCAACCGCTCGCCATGCGCCCGGTGCGCGCGATCACCGCCGTGGCGGGCATCGACGCCGATGGCACGCCATTCACGTTCCGGGTCGAATCCCACGCCATCGACATCGACGCCAACGGGACGGGCTGGTTGCGGCTGCTCGACCCCGGCGCGGCGGCGCGGGTCCGCCTCGCCTACACGGCCGGACTGGCGGTCGACGGCGAGGGCGTGCCCGAGCCGATCAGTCACGCCATCCTGCGCATGGCGGGCGAACTCCATGCCCGGCGCGATGGGCTGGAACCACGGTTGCCGGCCTCCGTCACGGCGCTGCTGCGGCCCTGGCGGCGGATGGCGCTGACATGAGCGGCGGGGGCGAAATGCTGCTGCGCGCCGCGCTGCTCGCTGCGCTGCGCGGCGACGCGACGCTGGCCAGCCTCGTCAACCATGTCAGCGACGGCGAGCCGCTCAAGGCGAGCCCGCCATGGCTCATGCTCGGCGAGGCCACCACCACCAGATGGGGTGCGCGCGGCGTCGACGGGCTGAACATGCGCCAGCCGATTCAGCTCGCCCTGCGCGGCGACGACACCGCGCCGGTACTGGCGATCCTCGCCCGGATCGACGCGGTGCTGACCGGCCTGGACGACACGCAGGGCGCTTGGCGGATCACCGGCATGCGCCTCGAACGCTCGCGCATCGCACGCGGACGGACCGACTGGCGGGCAAGCGCCGACTATGCGGTGCGGGCAGTCCGCCTCATCTGAGCTGCCTCGCCTGCTCGCATCGCGCCAATCGGCGCCGTGCCCTGCGCACCCGCGAGGTGCGCGCACCGCGATCGACCGCGTGCCGCTCGCCCGGCTGCGTCTCATCATGACCACATTATCGGAAAGGACAAGCTCATGGCAGTGGAGAAGGGCAGCGCATTCCTGCTCAAGATCGGCGACGGCGGCGCGCCGGTCAGCTATGCGACGATCGCCGGACTGCGCGCGACACAGATCTCGGTGAACGGTGAGGCGGTCAACATCACCTCCAAGGATTCGGGGGGCTGGCGCGACCTGCTGCCGGGCGCCGGCGTGCGTTCGGTCAGTGTCGCGGGCGCCGGCATCTTCACCGGTTCGGCCGCCGAGGTGCGGCTGCGCGACCATGCACTGGCCGGAGCGATTGACGACTATGAGCTGAGCTTCGAGAGCGGCGAGCGGCTGCGCGGGCGCTTCCTGGTGACACGTCTCGACTATGCCGGCGACTATAATGGCGAGCGCAACTACACGCTGGCGCTGGAAAGCTCCGGTCCGGTGGCGGCGCTGTGAGGGGCGCGGCGAACCCGGCGCGCGGCGAGGCCGTGATCCGGCTCGGGACGCGGACAATCGCCATCCGCCCCAGCTTTGGTGCGCTGGTGGCGGCCGAGGAGGAGACCGGCCCGCTGCTGGCGCTGGTCGATCGGGCGGCCGACGGGCGGCTGACACTGCGCGAGATCGAGGCGTTGCTCTGGCACTGCAGGGCCGGACCGGCGGACGATCTCGCGCGCGAGGCCTTCGGCGCGGCCCTGCTCGCAGCGGGCATCGGGGCGGCGATGCCGGCGCTGCGGGCGATCTTGCGGCAGATCGTGGCTGGCGGCGCATGACGCAGCCCGCGTTCACACCGGGGGCGCGGCGGCTGGCCGGCCAGGCGGCATGGCTGCTCGGCTGGCGACCGGACGATTTCTGGCGCGCGACGCCCGACGAACTGGCCGATGCGCTCGGCGCGCTGCACGAGGCGGCCGGGGCGCCGGCGGTGTCGATCGACCGGGCCGCGATTGACCTGCTGATGGAGAGATATCCCGATGACCGAGGATGACATGCGCGCGGCACTCACGCCGATGCGCGGCGACATGGCGCGGCTGCGCGACGAGGCCGGTGCGCTGCGTGACGAAATGGATCTGCTGGCCACCGGCGCCGAGCGCGCCAGCCGGACCATCGAGGCCGGGCTGCTGCGCGCGGCGCGCACCGGTCGCCTCGGCTTCGAGGACCTGGGCCGCGTCGCGCTCTCGATCCTCGCGCAGATCGCCCAGGCGGCGGTGCGCGGCGGGATCGACGCGGTGCTCGGCGGCGGCACCGGCGGGCTGGCCGGGATCGGCGCTGCGCTGCTGACCGGCGCGCTCGGCCTGCCGGGCCGGGCAACCGGCGGTGCGGTGGCGCCGGGCCGGGCCTATCTGGTCGGCGAGCGGGGGCCGGAGGTCTTCCTGCCCACAAGCAGCGGCCGGGTGCTCGCCGACGCGGGCGGCGGGGCAGCGCCGCGCGAGGTGCGCGTTGCGATCAGCATCAACGGCGGCGCACCCGATGCGCCGCGCGCCCTCGCCCGCAGTGCCCGGCAGGTGGCGCGCGCCGTGCGCGGGGCCCTGGCGGAGTAACGGTCGCCGGAGCCGCTGGCCCGATCCAGATCAACGCCCACTTCAATCGCGGTGCCAATTGCCGGTAAACAGTGTATTAACTTGATGCTGCCTCGCCGGGACGATGAGTCGAAGCGAGCCGGCGTGGGACAATAATGACGGGAGCGGAAACATGAAGACGCTTATGATGAGCGCTGCGGCGCTGCTTTCACTGGGGCTGGCGGGCCAAGCGAATGCGGCCATCGACCTCAGTTTCGAGAATCTCGGCGGTGCCGAATATGACACCATCGGCTTCAACATCTATGGCGATGTGGTCTTTACCGGGACGACCGATGACGGTGCCGGCTTCGATGAAGTGCTGTTCGAGGTCTGGGACGACGGCAATCTGCTGCACAGCCAGAATCTGCCGGGCACGATCGGCCTGCAGAACAGCTTCGCCTTCGATCTCTGGTTCCCCGGCCTGATCATGCAGGGCGCGGCGGGTGTCGGCCTGTACCTCGAAGATGAAGGCCAGACGAAGGTCGCGATCGGCAACTATAATCCACCGCACCTGCCCGATCCCGGTGCGGTGCCCGAGCCGGCGACCTGGGCGATGCTGGTGACAGGCTTCGCGCTGGCCGGCGCGGCGATGCGCGCGCGCCGCACGCGGGTGCGCTTCGCCTGAGCACGGCGCCGGCATTGCCCGGCGGATGACGGGGGCCGCACCGGCCCCCAAAGATGACAGGCCTTCGGCAAGGGGCGGTTCCTCAGGGAGCCGCCCCTTCTTCGTTCGCCGGCGCCGATGCCCCGCGCCCGACGACGGCGCGGCCGGCGCAATTCCGGCCCTCTTGACGGACAGGAACAGCCATGCCCCACTGGCTCGCAACCGAGCGGCGCGCGCAGGAAAGCAGCGTCGTCAAGCGCTTCTCACCGCCCTACTGGACCGTCGACTTCCCGCGGCCGATGATGGCCAGCGTGGTGACAGCGGGCGCCGATGCGCTGCGCGTTGACGCGGTTTTCCAAGGATCGGGCGATCTCGCCGGCCTCATCTGGGATTCGCAAGACCGGTGGGACCATCCGCTGCTGCGCTATGAGACGCGGCGGGACTATGCCGGCTGCCGCCTCGCCTTCCGCTGGCGCAGCGCCGGGGTGAAGCCGCTCGATGCGGTGCATGGGCCGACCTTGACCATCGAGGGGCGCGACGCGGGCGGTGCACCGCGCAGCTGGTATGTGCGTCTGTGGAACCATGCCGCAGGCGATCCGCAGGATGCCCGGATCACGCTCGATTTCGACGGGCTGGCCGGCGGCTTCCTGCTGCCCGACGAGGCCGACCCGGTGCATCCGCGCGACATTGACCGGATGTTCATCTCCATCGTGCCGGCGGCCTATGATGGCGGGGCGGTTCCGTTTGCCGCCGGGATCGAGGCCTGGGTCGAACTGAGCGACATGCGCTGCTCGGGTTCGGGCTCGGTCCTTGCGATCGGCGACGTGATGGTGCCCGAACATGGCCTGTCGATCGCCACCGGCTATGATGACGCCTACAACCAGACGCCCGAGCGGCTGCTGCGGCAGGCGCTGGCGCTCGGCTATCGCGGCGCCATCAATCACTATGTCGGGATGAGCCACTATATGCGGCTCGCCGCCGACGGCGCGGCGTGGCGTGCCAGCCTGACCGGCGGGGCGCTGAACGCCCCCTGCGCGCGCTGGCATGCGGATCTGGCGGCGCGCTGCGCGGTGCTTGGCTATACGCTCATCCTCTCGCTGTCCTATGAGCTGTTCGATGCCTATTGCCCGGATGGCTGGAAGCAGCGGGCCTGGGACGGCACGCCGGCGCTCACCGGCTGGATGCCGCCTTCCACGCTGCTGTCGCCGCGAGCGAGGACGCGATGGCCTATCTGCGCGCCGTCGGCCGCGCCTTTGCTGCGATCGCGAGCGATGCGGGCCTGGCGGTGCGCTTCCAGATCGGCGAGCCCTGGTGGTGGGTGCTGCCCGATGGGCGACCCTGCCTCTACGACGATGCGGCGCGGGCCGCGCTGGGCGGTTCGCCGC